CTTCTGTATAACTGTAAACAATATTTGCAGGGTCTACATATTTAAGCTCACCACCTGCGCCCTGTAAAAACTCATGCTTTGAACATCCAATACCTAAAACAGTTAAGTCGTAGTCAATTCTTTTTCTAATATCGTCATAATGGTTTTCTGAGAAAATAGTATTAATAGCCTCCTCTTCAGCAATCTCTATAGCAGGCTTATATTTAAGTTGCATATATAAGTTTAACTCTTCGTCAGTTTGAGGAAGGTCATCAGGATTCATTACGAAAGGATCAGCTCCTGTTTCTTTTTGAACAATTTCTAATATATCTTTTGCTGCAGCCTGACCCTGTATCATATCCTGATACTTACTTCTCTGTGCTTGTGACATTGCATCTTCTGCATATGCCTTTACATCAAATAGCCTGTCGTTCATTCCATTAACAACAACATCTACAAATTTTGGAATAATTGGCACTGGTGTCCAGTCCAAGTTTAGGTAACTTAAATCGCCATCAACCGCTAACTCGTTTTTATATTTAGCAACTGACTGCTCACCTCTAGCATAAAGACGTAGCCTTTGAAAGTCTCTCCACTGATTGTAGTATCTACATTGGTTTCCGTCTTTCTTAAACCACTCATATTGAATAGCTTGACCTATTTGTAAGCCAAATTCATCTGAAGTTTTTTCGCTATCAGAAACAAACTGACTTGGAAACCCAACAGAAGAAACATTTATTTTTACGTCTTTCATTTATCTTATTATTTCACTACGACTTCCTTTATTGCTATATCTAGCAAAGTTAACAATAATATTTGATTGTTTTTTAATAGGTTGGTAGAGATGTCTTTGACAAGCCATTATAGCTAAACCTGAGCTAATAGAGGCGTCAAACTTAGTTCTATTGCTTATATCAAACTTTGCCCAATCTTCTAATGTTCTAGCAAAAGGCATATAACCCATCTCTTCAGGTCCAATCAAACCAACATAAGATTCAATGTAGGACTCAATAGCTGCTGCGTGTGCTTGTTTTACAGCCTCACTTGAGTTAGGTATACCCCCAAGCTCTTTCTCTGTCTTAGAGAGCTTGTGTTTAAGTTTATCTGGTCGGTTAATACTAAACCCTCTGTAACCTCTATTTTTAAAATGATACAACAACCTAGGTTTATTATTCTCTACCAGTATAGGCATACCATAAAAGACACAAGCCATTAACACTTCTTCAAAGAATATCTCTGCAGTTTGAGGCCTTGCTACATACTCTAAGAAAAACTGATTACTAGGAGCATCATCCATATTAAATTTAGTAACTCCACTTAATGCACCATTAGATGCTCCACCTCCAACTGTTCCAGATATATCATAGCTATCACAACCAAAAGCACCAAGATGCTCGTTTGCAGGAAAGAAGTCACCTCTATGGTTTTTCTTACGCCTATTCTGCATATTTTTTTTTGGTATCCAGCTTACTAAAAACCTTCCCCTAGTATTAGGAGTCCACACTACTTCAGTATCCTTAATTCCATTCTTCCAAGAGAAAGAACCACGAGTTAAATGATGCTCTTGTATAAGTGAATCATTATAATCAATCTGCTGATATATTCGTGTAAGGTTAAACAGAGACTGTTTACTTTCATCTCTAAATGCATGAGATTCGGTACGAGGAAACTGCCTGTAAAATTCATTCAATGCGTCAGCATCATTCTTTAAACTTTCAACCTCATTACCCCAGTAATCAATAACATCATCCATAGGCATGCCATACTCATCAATGTAACCCTCAAAGTTCCATTCCATTGGGATGAAAAGTGAATATAAGCCGCTTTTGGTTTGACCATTATTACTTCTATTGTTAGGATTAGAGTCATAGTAAAGTTTTTTAAACTCTTCTCCACCCTTATTCAATGCATTAGAAGTTGAGCCCATCATACACTTTCCAATAATTCTTCTACCTAACCTTAAACAAGTTTTGGTAACACGATAATTATTAAGTATATTGTTTGGCTTTAACCATTTACCACTTTCATCATGTGCTAATAATAAAAGTTTTTCCCCATCATAAGAGTTGTCGTCTGTATTTTTCCAGTCAATTGTAGTGTCAAGACCTTCCATCTCTTCATTATCAACATTGTACATGTTCTTTTTTGTAATCTTAGAAGCAGGAACTCTAAAAGCTAACTCTGTTTTAGGCTTGTCCATACCATCCTGTACAGGCTTAAAAAAGAAGGGATAGTTTCTTACAATAGGAACAACCTTATCTGTAAACATTTTTTTTGCATCAGAACCTGACTTAGACAGAATACCTATACGAGAATTTTTAGATATTGTTCCAACATTAGCACACTCTTCAGAGGCCATATAAGAAAAACCTGAACGTCTAATTTTAAGGTATATCATTCCAAAACACCTAGGGTCTGCCTTGCAAGCCTCCCAAAAAATATAAAATATTCTGTTGGCTTCTCTAAAGTCTGGATACCCTACGTCAATTTTAGTCCACTGTAGGTACATGTAGTGAGACCCTGTTATATAAGTGTTTGTGTTGTTGTTTACAAACCAATACCCCTGATCTCTTTTATCAAACTCATCCTCAATATATTCAACCCACTGAGCCTTAAAGGTGTTTGGGTGTTCGTTCCATTGGAATATAGACTGTATTTTTTCTAACTCCTTGGGAGTATCCTTCCTGTGCCACTTGTTTTTATACTTATCAATATATTCTGGAGCTTTAGGCAGCCCTATCCGTAGTCCATTTATCTCATAAACCTCTCCTAGCTCGCCTGTTTTAGATATAATAACTACATCGTACTTCTCATCATAGCCATATTGCCACGACCTATTTCTGTTCTTTTTTTTAAGAACACCTTTAGGTATGTAGTCATCAATGACTCTATGTAAATTATGAAGACCTTCTTTCTGCAAATCCTTGTTTGGTGTCTAGTTTACTTGGACCTCGCTCCTCGATTTCCATTAAATTTTTTTCATTTTCTATTCTAGTCAATATATCGAAAGCATCAAATATTGCTAGTTTTTTTGTTGCTGCAGCATTTTTTAATCTATCAGCAGCTAACTCATCTTCAGGGTTTAGCTTTATAATATCCTCTTTAGCAACCTTAATCAGTTGCTCTACGGCTTTCATTCCTGCCTGAATAATATTCTTCTTTAAAGTTTTTGAGTCCATTTCTATTTGGATTATATTTTATTCTAGGGCGTTTTTTTCGTTTTGGCTTATCACTCATAGTTTTATTGTTATTTGGTGGTCAAACATTCGGTAAAGTTTTTCCCCATCTACCTCAAACTCATACTCACTTTCAGGCTTAAAGCATACCTTATCACCTGGGTTTACATTTTGCGAACGTAAATAGTTATTGCTATATTTTATTTCACCAACCAGAGGCTCTTCGTTAGTGTTTTTGTATAAGTAATAGTCTTCTGCAGCAACAGGTTTTGTAAAGCAATACCTGCCATTAGTATTCCACTGCTTGCCATCGTGATACATATAAAACTGATCAGGCTCAACAAAAAACAAGTCATCCATAAAAAAACTTCTACCACTCTTTCTCCTGCCCTGCATGTCATTATAAAACTTAAACACATTGTGGTGCACTAATAACTTGTCACCTGGTTTAATAAGACCATTGTAAACAATAGGAGTAGCTATCACTTCAGCAATACGATTAGATGCTTTGTGATTTTCCTCAGACGTGCTTGTTATCAGGTCTATATCACCAATTTTTTTAGTGTTGCTGTACCTCTTGCTGTCTAAAGGCTTTGTTATAAATAAGTATGGTGATTTCATTAGAAGTTTATATTATACTCGACAGACACAGGCATGTTAACAAATTTCTTCCACAACATAATTTCCTGATTTAACGTAGACTCAATCCAAATCTTAAAAGAATCTTGACCGTCATCATAACGAATGTGATGAATTTTGTACTTTCCTTTTAAAACTTCCTGACCTACTACATAGTGCATAGCCCCACCTTTGTAATCAGGGCCTACTGCTATCTTTCGAATATCATTCATTTAATTAAATTTAACTTACAACAAATATAAGTAAAAAAAATACCCCTGAAAACAGAGGTATTCTAAGCGAAGAGGTGACACTAATTGCAAACATCTCAA